GCCGAGCAGGCCAAGCGCTAAGCGGAAGCCGCCGCCCGGGCGGAAGCGGAGCGCGAGCGCCAAGCCGCCGAGGCCGAGCGCGAGCGGATCGAGCGCGAGCGTGCCGCGGCAGAGCAGCGCGCGCGAGACGCCCGCGAGGCGCAGATCCGCGCCGAGCGGGAGATCGTGGACGCGGCCCGCCGCGAGCGTGCGCGCATCGAGGCCGAGGTACGCGCCGAGCGCGAAGCCGCGGCGCGTCGGATCGCCGACCGGGAGCACAGGGCCGCGGTCAACCGCACCGCCGTCAAGGCGTTGGTGGAGTGCGCCCGACTGCGCGCCGACCAGGCCCGCGCCGTCGTGACCGCGATCGCCCGCGACGAGATCCCCGCGGTCCGCATCGATTACTGAGATCACACACCCGCGGCTGTACGCCGCAACCGAAGCAAGGAGCAAACAACCATGTGCCGATGCATCGAGCAGGCAAATATCCAGCTGGCAGAGCAGGACCTGCGCTTGGTCACCTTCACCCCCGTGAGCGCGGAACTGTCCTTGTTGCCGCAGCGCGCCGCCCTGCAGACCGAGCGGATCAGCCGTAGCCGAAAGGTGCGACCGACCCTATCCGCAACCCACTGCCCGTTCTGCGGCGCCAAGTACGAGGAGGCCTGAGCCATGCGCGCACTCAACAAGGTCCAACTGATCGGCAACCTCGGCGCAGACCCCGAGATCCGCTACACCGCGGCCGGCGATGCCGTCGCAACGCTGCGCATCGCCACCACCGAGGCCTGGACGGACAAGGGCACCGGCGAGCGCAAGGAGCAGACCGAGTGGCACCGGTGCGTGCTCTGGCGCCGCCTGGCCGAGATCGCCGGCGAGTATCTGAGCAAAGGGGCACGAGTCTACATCGAGGGCAAGCTGCAGACCCGCAAGTGGCAGGATCAATCGGGTCAGGATCGCTACACGACCGAGGTCCAGGTGCGCGATCTGATCATGCTGGACGGGCGCGGCGACGGGCAGGGCCAGCCGCGCGAGGCGAGCCGCCAGCACGGGCCGGGGCGCGGCAACGGCGCCGCCGAGCGTGCGGCGAGCTTCCAGGAGCAGGCGCCGCCGCCGACGTACGACCAAGGCGGGGAGTTCGAGGACGACATCCCGTTTTGACGAAGGTCCGCGGCCGGCGATGGAGCGGCCGACCGAGCCCGGGGCAGCGCTGTCCCGGCCGATGGTGTCCGGGGACGCCCGGAAGGAGCGAGGCGGCGAAACGAGCGCCGAGCGGGTGCGAGGCCCGCACCGAACACCGCGATCCGGCCGTGCCGGGCGCAACAACCGAGGGACCATGGATGAACACCGACACCGACACCGTTGGACTTCGCACGCAAGCGAGGCACGGGATGCGCTCCCCAACGGCGCCCGCCGCTTGGTCGCGGACCGGGAGGGCCGAGGCATGAACCGGGATCGACTGGACGGCTTGGTGCAGGAGCTCGCCGACGGTGCCGACGGCGCCGAGGTCGGGGTCCTGTCGACGGGCGAGGCCTGTTACGTCGCACTCGCGGCCGGACGCTACGACCTACTGCCGGAGACCTACCGCGACCCGATCGCGGCCTGGTATCGGCTCGGTCCCGACTGGCGCCGGCGGGTCTGCGAATGGCGCGATTGGCCCGAGAGCTATGCGGCGGGAGACTGAGATGGGCGAGCAGACCATCAAGGAGAGACCGACCATGCCTGAACCGATGCGCGCTATCACGCTCTGGGAGCCCTGGGCATCGCTGCTCGCGATCGGCGCCAAGCGGACCGAGACCCGCTCGTGGGCGACGCGCTACCGCGGCCCGGTCGCGATCCACGCCGGCATCGACCCGCGCGGGCTTCGCGCCTGCGCCGGGGACGGCGCCATCGAGGACGCACTCGCCGGCGCGGGACTCGCGCTCGAGCGGCTGCCGCTCGGCTGCATCGTCGCGGTCGGGGGGCTGGTCGACTGCCGGCGCACCGAGGATCTCGTCGCGGCAGGCCTCGATGACCCGTTCGGCGACTACGGGCCCGGCCGCTATGGCTGGCAGTTGGACCGCGTGCGGCCGCTGCGCGATCCGATCCGCGCGATCGGCATGCAGGGGTTGTGGGTGCTGCCGGTGGTGCTGGCACAGCAGATCGACGCTCGGGTCGGCGCGGATCTCGGCGGCGCCTCGGCGAGCAGCGTAGTTTCGAGCTAGCATGGCCGCAGACACGAACACGAAGCGATCGCGTTGTCGTTGTCGACACGCTTCGCGATCCGGATGCAGGATCGCGACAGCGATCCCGACCCGCAGGGAGGACAGCGAGTGAGCCGCTACGCAGAGCAGACCGACGTGCCGAGCGAGCGCAGCCGCGCCGAGATCGAGCGCACGCTCGCCCGCTACGGCGCCGCGCAGTTCATGTACGGCTGGGACCGGACGACGGCGATCATCGCCTTCGAGCTTGCGGATCGGCGTATCCGTTTTCGCCTGACGCTGCCGGATCGCGACGATGCCGCGTTCACCCGCACGCCCGCACGCGGCACCAAGCGCAGCGACGCGCACGCCGAGCGCGCTTACGAGCAGGCGGTGCGCCAGCGCTGGCGGGCGTTGGCGCTGGTCATCAAAGCAAAGCTCGAGGCCGTCGAGTCGGGCATCACCGAGTTCGAGGACGAGTTCCTCGCGCACATCGTGCTGCCCGACGGTGCGACCGTCGGCGAGCACCTGCTGGCGCAAGTCGCCGATGCGTATCGGACCGGGCGGATGCCGCCGCTGCTGCCCGGACCGTCAACCAAGGCGGACCCCACACCATGACAGAACCCCTGGCGCTGACCCTCGACGCCGCTGCCTCGGCGTTGTCGGTCAGCACACGGACCGTACGTCGGATGATCGATGCGGGCGACTTGCGTCGCATCCGCATCGGCCGATCCGTGCGCGTCAGTGCTGCGAGCGTACACGAATTTATGGACCGCGGCACGACTGTCAGTGATAATCCCGGCTGCGTGGGGCCGGATGTGCTGGAGAAAGGCACATGCCGAGAAAACGCAAGCAAGACCAGGATGGCCTCTACCGTCGTCCCGATTCGCCCGTCTGGTGGGCGAGCTACACCAACGCAATTGGCAAGCGAGTTAGACGCTCTACTGGGACGGCCGATCGGAAAGAAGCCCAAGCCCTCCTCGCGAAATGGAAGCTCGACACGCACCAGGAGAAAAGGTGGAACAGACAACCGTCCTTGACCTTCGACGAGCTGATGCTGGTGTACTTGAAGGGGCCCGGGCAGAAAAAACGCTCGGCCGAGCGCGACATCTACAGCACCAAGCACCTGAAGGCGGTGTTCACCGGAAAGGAGTTGGCCACTTTGGCTGCGTCGGACGTCCGCGAGTACATGAACCAACGGCACGCGGCCGGCGCGAGTGCGGGGACGATCAACCGAGAGCTCGGGATGTTCTCGGCGGCGATCAACTACGCCAAACGAGAGCTGGATTGGGATATCCCCAACCCGGTGCAAGGACGGCGCCTGAGGGAGCCGGAGGGGCGTATCCGCTGGATCACGCGAGCCGAGGCGCGCGCGTTGATTGCAGCGGCCGAGCGCGAGCCGCAAGCCCCGCACTTGGGCGACTTCATTAGGCTGGCGCTCAACACCGGGTGCCGCAGCGGCGAAATGCTGAAGCTGGAGTGGCGGCGGGTGGACCTTAAGGCAGGACTGATCTATCTGGACGGCGAACACACCAAGAGCGGAAAGCGGCGAACCGTGCCGCTGAATGTGGAAGCGCACGACGCGATCAGATCGCGGCTGCGCTTTCGATCGCGGCAATGCCCCGCTTCGCCTTGGGTGTTCTGTGACGAAGACGGCGTGCGCGTGCAGAGCATGAAGCGCAGTTGGGCGACCGCATGTCGGCGAGCGGGTATCGAGGATTTCCATATCCACGACCTGCGCCATACCTGCGCCGCTTGGCTGGTGAGCGCCGGGGTGCCGTTAACGGAGATCCGGGATCTGCTCGGACACAGCACCATCAGGATGACGGAGCGTTACGCGCATTTGGCGCCGGAGAATGTTCGCGCCGCGGTCGAGAAACTGCACCCGCGAGTAGCGATGGCGGGAGGAGATACGACTGCAGCGAAAGCGACGATGTCGACGGCGAACCATGGTTTCGCGCGGGTGTCTCCGGACGTGTGTCGCGGGTCCGGCATCGTCACGATCTATGAAAACCACACGGAGGAACCGAACGCGAAAACGGGATTATGAGTCACGTTGGGCGTCACGTCGGTTGGAAGGGTTTTGCGGAATGAGGGCTAACCCCTTGGAAAATATGGTGGGCGCGGCTGGGTTCGAACCAGCGACCCCTGCCGTGTGAAGGCAGTGCTCTCCCACTGAGCTACGCGCCCGAGCCCTTAAG